ATTTTTACTATTTATTGTTTTTCAATGGATAAATTACTTAGTAAAAAATAATTACATTATTAGTGAAAATTTTTCTAATTCTAATTCTAATTCAAAGAATTCTTTTAATGTAGATATTCCGTTAAATACAACTTATAGTTGTGCAAATATATGTGGACCAAATAATCGTTGTTCTATATCTGGAGATCAGTGTTCTACTGACAAAGATTGTGTCGGATGTAATTATAAAAATCAAGAAATTCCAATTATTCCAAATACTAATTTTGGATATCAAAATAATCTTGATTATTCTTCATTAACAAGTGACATTGGTACAAAAACACAATTATATGTTAAAAATAAATATTCTAAACCATTATCTTATTCAAATGGTGTAAATACATGGAGAAGTCGTTTTAATGTAGACACACAATATTATCATGAAAAATATATAGGTTATTATCCAGATGCACCAAATTATCCAAAACGTTATTCTTTATCAGGAGAATTTATAGATAATGGCCCACTTGCATCTAATAGTTATTTAAGTTAAAATAATCATTTATCATTTCATTGATATGATATATTAATATTATTTGTCTATTTAGTTGATATTTTTATACAAGACATATCCAGATATTAATGGAATGCTAATAGGATATGTAATTCCAGTAATCATTCCTAATCCTGAAAATCCAATAACATTGGTAAAATAATGAATTGGTTTACTATTACTATCACTGTCTAATGAAATATTAGAATTAATTCCTACAACGCATCCTAACATAGTACTCGGAATAAAAATAGTAGGCAATAATCCAAAATATAATTGTTTAAAGTTATGAGATATACACATTATTTATTTATTAGTTAAAATATATTTAAGTAAATATTTTATTAACTAACTAAAAAAGGTATATATTATATATGATTAGTCACGACGGAATTGTTCATTTATTTCACATTATTATTGTTGGATCCCTTTTTTTATATGTAGGCATTCGTCAAACAAAAATGCCATCTTTTTTATACCCATTCTTATTAGGTTTAGGAATCATCATTATTATTTATCATATTTATAAAGTATTTCAAAAAATAAAATCAGGTAAAAATCCATGGGTAAATTACATACATATTTTATTAGTTGGACCCTTGTTAATTTATATAGGTTATAATAATAAAACTACTTCAAGATTTTATTATGAATTATTATTAATGTTAGGGTTTGCAGCAATTGGTTATCACGGGTATTATATGGTAATAGGGAACAAGTAAAAGAATTAATTTACAAAAAATAAAAATGTGTAAGTTAATATTTTATATTATGTAGCATACATCAAAGCAGCATTACCTCCAACAAAAGTAACTATATTAACTCTTTCTTCAAATAATACCATATCAAAATTATATTCAAATATTCGCCATGTTGGTTTATTGATTCCTATAATATTACCAGAAGTTGGATCACAAACCGTTAAAGATTGTGCCAAGGGATCAGTAGTAGGAATAATTGTAGTAAATTCAAACTCAATTGCATGAAAACGACTCATATTAATTGCACCTGAAGGTTGTAAATCATATGGTGATGTATTCATACAAAAATTATAACAATATAAACCATCAGGGGCATTTCCAGAAGTACGTGTATATTTCTCCAAATAATTAAAAATACCTACTGGTTGCAAGTTTTCTCTATACTGACCATCTAAAAGTATTCCAAGAGATACTAATATATCTTTTTCATTTTGAATGTTATAATCTCCTGTAATCATCCAACCTGTTAATAACCCATTTACATTAACACCTGGTCCAATTGTAATCTCGGTACAAGTTTCATCTGGGTTCATGCGTTTAACTAAATAAGCACCTTCACTTAATGCTGGAGTTAAATCATTAGGTATATAATTATATGGCCAATTTGTGTAGTTAGACCATTCATTTCTTAAATTTACATCACTTCTTTGAAAAAAAAACATATAATTAGAAATCATACCAATAGATTCTAACTCTATTTTATTAGATCCTGTAATATTATAGTATTTTCTTTCATTCACTTGTTTTATTAAATATTTTTGTTCATTTAAAGCAAATAATCTAGATTCATCATTAGATAGAAAACAATAAGTACAATTTAAATGTATATCTGCATTCCATAAAGTTCTAGTATCTATATATGAATCTATTCCTAATTCAATGTCAGGCGGTGTTTGTAAAAAACGATAAAATTGCATATAATATAAATTAAAATTAGGCGATACATATGGATAGTTATTTGCTACATCTTGCACATCACGAATTTGAAATAATTCATTAATGCCGCGAAATGTAACATTTATATGTAATTCATTATACTGAAGAGCTACTAAAGGAAAAGCCATTTGACTTTTTAATGAAAACCATGAATTTAAAGGAATATATAATATTCTTCCTCTAATAGAAGGTTCTGCTCCTGCAAAACTATCTGTATAGTATGCATTTGGATAAGCATTTACACGTGTTCCTGAATTACCAGGATCTGTCAATTCACGAGTATTTCCAATCATTTTATCAAAAAGATCTTTTTTATCTTTATTAAAGTCACGTTGCACACAAGCTAATAAATAAGCACCAGAATATTCTTGTAATGTTTGATTGCCGCAAGTAATAGTAATTTTTTTTATCATTTGTGCACCAATATTTTCAATCCATTTAAATTCATAAGGAATCCAATTTCCAGAAAAATTAGATTCTTCCTCAGCAGGAGGAAATATAGGGCTCCAAATATTAGGTAATTCTACTGATAAATAGCAATCCATTAAAAGATCTGCATATCTTGGTATTTTAAAAACAAAATTTGATTCTTCTGTTAATCTTAATGTTTTTGCTCCTTCAAAGTCTACACGAAATTTTTGTAGTCCAAAATTTGTATATTTTGCATATACTGATTTAAAAAAAGTTTTGGAGGGATTACCATTTAATATAACATTTTGTTGTCCTTCTGAAACTAAATTCATTAATCCACCTGGCATAGTTTTCTAATATAATATATAAATAATATTTAATTGATTTACAAAAGATTAGATTATAAAATCATTTTATTTTGAATACTAAAAACAATAAAAATAATATATTATTATAATAACTAATAATATGGAAACAAAAATATCTAATTTAGTTGTATCTAATGTTAAGGAAAATTTTGTCTCTTATATAATATTAGTGTTAACTGCAGTAATTATTGTTATTTCTTTAATATACTATTATTATGTTAGAAACTTAGAAAATAGTGAATGTACATCGTTAACTGCATTATATGGAACATTAGATGGATACTTACATTCTTTAAATCCAAATGATTCTAATAATCAATATAATTTATTTGACTATTATATAAAAACCGCTTATAACTGTTGTAGTGGTGGAAGTTATACAAATGATTTTGTATCTGTTTGTATTTTAAAAAATATATTAAAGCAAGGAGTAAGAGCTTTAGATTTTGAAATATATTCTATAGATAATAATCCAGTTGTTGCAACATCCACAGTAGACAATTATTATGTAAAAGAAACTTACAATTCTGTTAAATTTTCAGATGTAATGTATACTATTGTAAATTATGCATTTTCAAATAGTACTGCGCCAAACCCAAGTGATCCAATTATTATTCATTTAAGAATAAAAAGTTATAACCAAGAAATGTATACTAATTTCGCAACTTTACTTGAATCATATAGTCAATATTTACTTGGTAAAGATTATAGTTATGAATCTTATGGTCATAATTTAGGAAAGATTCCATTAATGCAGTTAATGGGTAAAATTATTATTATAGTTGATCGCATTAATACCTCTTTTTTAGAAAATGAAAAGTTTTTAGAATTTATTAATTTAACTAGTAACTCTATTTTTATGCGTGCAATGTCTTATTATGATATTCAAAATTCTCCAGACATTACAGAACTTCAAGAATATAATAAAACATCAATGACTATTGCAATGCCAAATATTGAATCAAACCCGCAAAATGTAAATACTACTGTAGTAAGAGATGCTGGATGTCAATTTATTGCTATGCGTTATCAATATATAGATAGTTTTTTAGAAGATAACACTGCATTTTTTGATGAATCTGGATACGCATTTGTTTTAAAACCAGATAATTTAAGATATATACCAGTAGTAGTAAAAGATCCACCTCCACAAGATCCATCCTTAAACTATGCTACTAGAAATGTTGGTACAGACTATTACAATTTCAATATTTAATTTAATATGTAAAACAAAGATATAAAAATAAAAAGTTAAAAATATATTATTAACAGTAAATGAATGTTTATTATAGTTTACAAAAATCATTTATAAATAACTATAAAAATATACATTATCCATTAAACTATAATATAGAAACATATGGAAATACTGGTAATTCTAATGGTAATCAAAACCCAAGATCTAATAAAATGGTTTATTTTTTATTGGCAATTGGAATTTATTTTTCTATAAAAAGAAAATAATATATTTTTATTTGCATATTATAATAGATGAAAAATAAAAATATATGTGGTAAAAATATGAGTTTTAGTGATTGTGAATTAACTATATTAAGAATGCAAGTAGATAAAGCAAAAGATAAAATATCACGCAGAATTGTAAATACACCAGAAATCAAAGAAATGTTTGAAATAGTAGAAAATTTTATTAAAAAAAAAAATTTAATATGTTATGGTGGAATTAGTATTAATGCTTTTTTACCTAGTGAAGATAAAATATACAACCAAGATATAGATTTGCCTGATTATGATTTTTTTTCTCCAAACGCAATTGAAGATGCAAAAGAATTAGCAAACATTTATGCTAAAAATGGTAGTTCAGAAGTAGAAGCGAGAAGTGGACAACATAAAGGAACATATAAAGTATTTGTAAATTTTATAGGTGTAGCAGATATTACATATATTCCAAATGAACTTTTTAATGTTATAAAAAAAAACGCGGTTCGTATAAATGGTATTTTGTATACAGATCCTAATTTTTTAAAAATGTCTATGTACTTAGAATTAAGTCGTCCAAGTGGAGATACTACTAGATGGGAAAAAGTATTGAAAAGGCTTACTTTATTAAATAAATATTATCCTTTAGAAACAGATAAATGCGATGATATTGATTTTCAAAGAAAAATGATAGAAAATGAAGATAAGTCAGACATTATTTTTGATAATGTAAAAAATACTTTTATTAATCAAGGAGTTGTTTTTTTTGGTGGTTATGCATTAAGTGAATATAGTCAATATATGCCTGAAAAATTGCGTAAAAAAATAGAAAAATATGCAGATTTTGATGTATTGTCCAGAGATCCGAAAACTACTGCAGAAATTGTGAAAGAAAGATTAAAAGATATAGGCATTATTCATGTAAATATATTAAAAAGAGATCCAATAGGTGATGTTATTCCAATTCATTATGAAATAAAAGTTGGGAAAGATACTATTGCGTTTATTTATAAGCCAGTAGCTTGTCACAGTTATAATGTAATATTTCATAAAAATAAAAAAATTAAGATTGCATCTATAGATACTATGTTAAGTTTTTATCTAGCATTTTTATATTCAGATCGTCCTTATTATGATACAAGTCGCATTTTATGTATGTCTAAATTTTTATTTGACGTTCAGCAAAAAAATAGATTAAAACAAAAAGGTTTATTAAAAAGATTTAGTATAATTTGTTACGGTCATCAAGATTCAGTAGAAGAAATAAGAGCAGAAAAGGCGAAAAGATTCAAAGAATTGAAGGGTAAACAAGGCACAAAAGAATATGAAGAATGGTTTTTAAATTATAAACCTTTTACTCAATCAACTATAAATAATACTCACTTTAATAAAACAAAAAAAAATATAACAAAACATAATTCACAATCAAATTCATCAAAAAAGTATTCTAAAAATAAAACAATTAAGAAAAAATAT